CGGCAAGGCCGCGCTGTTTGTACACAGGCTGCACCGAGCGTTCAAGCATTTTAACGCCGTAGCTGTGGCTGGTGATTGCCTCCCGCAGCTCCCGCCGCATCCTGACATACTCCGGTATGCCCCAGAAGCGGTACAGCGACTGCGCCGTCTGCTCCGGGAGTATGCCGTTGCGGAAAACAAGGCAGCGGCTTTCATGCACGGTGAACCGCCCGGTCATGCTGTTCACCGTGTAATATTCAGGCATACCGAAGTTCTTCCGTTTCAGGCTGCGCTGAATGTCCGGCTCATAGCTGCATCTGTATACGCTGGTGTAATCCGGCTCGACTATTGACCTCTCATACACCCTAATGTCGTCTATGCTTTTTACGCGCCACATGTTAAGCGGCTCGTCAAGCCCGCGCCCGTCGTCTATCAGCATAACCGCTATTGAGCCGCCGTAAAGCCTGGCCCACTTAAAAGCCTGCGAAATGCCCTGCTCAATATTGAGCTCGTCCGATATGTCCGATACATACTCTTCAATAGCAGGGCTTTTAATGCCAAGCTCAAAGCCATGCTTCACCGCTTCTTCCGCAGGCGCGTCTATAATCTTCGCGAACAGTCCCAGCTCATACTGTTCCGTAAGGACGGCATCAGGCACAAGCCCTTCGCCCTCATAGGTATAGTGAGTGGAGTTGTCCTGCGCGGTGTTAAATCGGTTGAGGACGTTGACGAAGCCATCCGCGCGCGTCTCGGTATTAGGTTGTAGTTCTTCGTGGCCATATGCTCCGTCTAACATGCCGTTCCTCCGTTGATGCTCTTCTGCATTGAAAAAGCACCCATACGCATTGGGTGCTTAGTTGCTTATTTTACTGTTTGCATATCAGGCAAGACGTTAAAGGGGCAGCCGCTACAATGCAATTGTGTTTATTGCATTCAGGTTGCACATGGCTGCGCTCCTATGATATCAACGGCTTTATGTTCAAGGTGTTCTTGCCTTCAAGCTCGGTGAAGGCTGCGGACCCGGCATCCACCATATCTTTATAACTGCTGGACGGGAAACTCTCAAGCTGGTCGAAATACGTTTCATTCCACGGGGCGCACACTATGTCAAAGTTGCCCGCCTGCCACTGCGCAGCCATCGGCTCAGCCCTTACTTCCTTGCTGCCCGATTCCGCTACAGCTTTAACCGTAAACCCGGCTAGGTGTTTGATATAGCTCTGCGACTGCTCTTTCCCGGCCTGCCCCGGGTCTTTCGGCAAGCGTATTGTTACGCGTTTATACCGTGCTAAATCAGTCTGCGCCGTATGCTTTATAAGGCTTCTCACCTCTGACGCGGATTTCCTGACGTTAATTACGTCCGCTACAACGTACCTTCCGTTCTTGCGTTTACCCATAAGTACCCCAGACGTGTACGCCGGGTCGCCGCCCTCCGATTCGGCGGTGGCGGCTAAATCCCATGCCCTTACCCATTGCATTACGTCCGCAGGGACAACCGGGAGCATGTCGCCTATCTGCGAACGTTTGAAGTACAAGCCAGCAGCCGGCTTGATTTTCCAGTTGCCGTGCAGCAGCCTCTCGCGCTCAACAACCGTCATTGCTTTCAGGTTGGCAAGATACGACGGGTTTTTCTCCATCAGAATCTTATTGTCGTAAAGCGTTGACATGATAAACGACACGGAACGCGGCTCGCTCTTCTCAGCTTCCGTTTTCAAGCTGAATTTCTCCCACAGTTCTTCCTTGGTATCAGCCCAGTGCAACTCTTCGTCGCGCCGCATAAGCCAGCGTTTCTTTCCGCTGCGCTCCTTAATGGGGTACCCGGTTTCCTGGTCAAGCCACCATTCGATGAACCCTGCAACCCAGCTATCCGCGTCAGGGTTGCACGTTGCCCTTATATATGGGTTCACCCCGCAAGTGGAGCGGTTGCGCGAGAGCATATAGAAAAACACTTTGCTACTGAAATGCGTCAGTTCGTCATAAAAGAGAGCCGTTATCTGGCTGCCCTGCCACTTGGCTAAATCCCCCTCGCCCTCGACATGCGCAAACGTGACTTTCGCGCCGCTTTTGAAGTTCCACGTGGCAGGCGGCGACATGCGGAGCGACGCGCCTTTGATATAGCTGTATATTTCCCTGCTTTCGTCAAGAAGCCCGCCCTGAGCGTGTATCTGCGTGTAGTTCTTGCGCAGGATTACCGCGCCGTAGCGGGGGTTGGATATATACCTAAGCGGGTCAAGCAGCAAGCCGAAAGTTTTACCTCCCCCGGCGGCGCCGCCGCCTATAACTATATTAGCTGTTGCAGACAGTAATTTTTCCTGCGGCCCCGGCTGCGGTCTGAGAACTCTTGCATCATTCATCTCCATCGCTTTCTTTCGCCGGGAGGTAGATAAAGACTTCCCTCTCCTCCGTGCCTATGCTGACGTCAACTTCCTGCCGCTGCGACCACTCCCCGGTGCGTCGGCTGCGGTTATTCAGCCAGTACATTATTGCCATTGTGTCCGGCGGGACATGCTTCTTTACTGTTTTAATGCTGCCGATTTTATTAGTGCCGTCTTTGCCTACCTCGATTATGCGCTGCTCTTCCTCGAAGTCGTAGCCCATGCAGCGTTCAAACAGCTTCTTCACAACCCTTGCATCCGCCGCCTCGCGCCCGGACTGGAGGGCTTCTCCGAATGACGTAAGCGTGCCGTCGCTGTTCCAAGTCCACCGGATAACGGTACGCTTGCTAACGCCGAACGCCTCGGCAATCTCTTCAGCAGTCGCGCCTTTAATCGCAAGCGACCACGCCCACGGGTCGTGGTATTCATGATTATATTTCATCAGGCATCGCTCCCGGCTAAATAGTCCGCGCACAGGTATTCTAGCCCCTGCCAGTAATTCTTTACCGTTATGTCGCCTTTGCCCGCCATGCTGTCCAGCGCCTTCTTAATTATTTTCGCGCTCCCTGCCGGTATCTTCGCCCGCCCTATGACGCTTTCAACCGGCACCCAGCGCTTATCGTCAATGCAGTTCTCCCACGCTTCGGAAAGCTGAGCCATATTCCGCTCAAATATCCGCAGCACTATTTCAACCGCCGTTGCGACGTTCTTGACATTGTGCGAGGAAGAAGCGGCTTCCTGGCTGTCAAGCCACCTGTCGTATTCCGCGAACCTTGCAAGCCAAATTTCGTCAGCCGACTTGCTGCGCTCCATCGCCTCGCTTATAACTTCCTTTGCCGCTTTCAGGTCATCAGGGAGGAAAACCATTGTAAGCGTCTGGAATTTGAGGTTGGCTTCCGACATGCCAAGCGAGTTGAACTTTTCAAGCAGCTCCAGCGTTTTGTCATCAAGCCCGCTGTATTCTTTCATGTCAATGTCAAGAATCTTCTCATATAGCTGTTTAAGTATAAACGGGTCGTCCTGCCCGACAATGGCGTTATGGGATAGCTGTATGGCTATGCGCTGGTCCTCGCTCAGCTTGTCGTCCGTCACAATGCAGTGTATTACGCTTAACCCTGCCTCAACGGAGGCTTTAACCCGGTGGTTGCCGGAAAGCACAACGTAGGCATCACCGTCAAGGGCTGCGAAAGGCGCGGAGGTGAGCTTGCCGTCGCGTTTGATGTTGGCAACAAGCTTAGCGTACTCCTCGTGCTTCATGTACCGAGCGTTAAGCTCCAGCAGTTTAAGCTCTTTTGGGTTGATTTCAATTACCCGGGTTTCCATCAGTCATTCTCCTTTTTGCCGCTTTTCTGAGAGTGCTTGCTTTTCCACATCTCCAAACCTTCCGCAAGCGTCCACTGCCCGATAGCCGCGCCATAGTTAATTTCATAAGGCTGGCTGTAATAGCGGTTTGACGGGTCAATCTCTTTGCCCCATTTCTCTTCAAGGGCGCTGTTTTCCTTACGGCTGAGCATTTTGAAAAGCCCCCGGTACTTCATGCTTGCCGGCTTGCTGGTAAACGCCGTCGTAATCAGAGACTTGACCCGCTTGCGCGTAATCCGCTCCGCCAGAATACGGCTCTCTTTGCTTAGCGCTGCTATAAGCACCAGCTTGGCTAGCCTGTCGTAATCCGTGGGAGCAACCGGGAAATCCGACAGCAGGTACATTGTCGGCGTGTCAATGTGCGCATCCCATTGCGCCATTGTAGGGCCTGCCGCGAACGCGTACACGCCAACTAGCTTATCGTCAACCATTACCGCCAGAGCCAGCGTAGCCTGCCCCGGCCTAATGTTGATGTTCATGTAAGTGCTTCTAAGTGTTTGGAACGCTTCGCTGCTGAGTTCCCATAAGGTCATCTTGCCCCCTACTTCCTCACCCGGCATAAGCCTTTTGAGGTTAAGGGGCAGCGTAGCCTGGTTCGGCGTGACTATCTGCACCGTCCCGCTGTTTGAGTAGACGTAGATGGGTATGCCCCTGTTTGTGGTCTTGCTTTTGCCGCACAGGAAAGGCTTGAAGCGTTCGTCCTCAAGCTGTATGTTTGTCACAAACAGCCAACGCTTCATCTGCGCGATGCGCCCGTAAAATTCAATCAGCAAATCCCTGTCGAAAAACTCATATTCCGGCGGCGTAAACCTGAAAACCTTTTCCAGCTTCGCAAAGTCTTTAACGAACGCCTTTCCCGCGTTCTCAAACGGCGGGTATGAAATGAAGCCGGCTTCGCGCGGCGCGTCCGCTATATAGTCCATCACATCGCCGTTATAATAGCTGGAGATGCTCAGTTCGCTCTTCTCCACTTTAGCCTTAGTGTCATCGTGCAGCCTCGGCCATTGGCTGATGTACTCATTCAGCATTTTCTCATAGTAATGGTTTAATTTATCGTCATATGCCACAAGGCGCGTCGCGAGCATAAGGGAAGCCACTTTATCCGAATCCGATTCAAGGTACTTCTGCATCCACGGAAACTTCCAGCAGCCTTCCTCTGACAGCTCCAGCTCTACAGGCTGGCCGCTGTGGTAGTCGCCAAGGCATCTTGAGTAAAGCGTAACGTCATTGCTGTGTATATTGAACTTCCCGAAGGGGCATATCAGCTTCTCAACGGTAAAGTTCCCGGAGCAGCCGATATACACGTCGCTTACATCCCAGTTTTTGACGATTTTACCCATCATTGACTGCACTTCAGCCGGTATGGAGCCGTAAAACATTCCGCATCTTCCAATCTGCCGTTTGTAGCCGCTTGGGGCATAGCTTTTGATGTGTAGGTTAATTAAAGGCTTTGAAATCGCTGTAAACGGCTATAAGAAAGCACCTGCCTGTTAAGCAAGCGCTTTCCTGTTAGCCATATGGAGCGGACCGCGGGAATTGAACCCGCTTTTTCGGCATGGAATGCCGGCGTTCTGCCATTAAACTAAATCCGCATAGGCTGTTCTGTCAGAAGAGCGATAACTGGAGGATGCCGCCCGTTTCTTCATCCTTTACTGTTTGTGGCTTTACCTTGGGTTCAGGCGTGGGGTCCGCAAGCTCTTTGATTTCCTCGCCGGTGCGCTCTTTCCACCACTCGGCGAACATAACGCGGTGACACCAGTTGTCGTCTCCTTTACGGACATCCTCGTAACACAGAAGCACTACATCTTTCCCGGCGCTTGCGAATGCTTGCAGAAGCTGCTTTAACCTGTATATGCCTATTGTGTCCAGCTTTGCGAAATAACGCAGCCTGAACCCTTCCTTGTCGTTGTCATATTTCCCGAGCAACCCGAACGGCATGAGGTCTTTAATCTCACCGTCTATCCTGTAGCCCGTATCCCACCTAGGCGAGCCGACTGATATTCTGACCGCCGTGTATTTACCGTTTTTTAGTTCCGGATTGGAAAACCTGCTTGTGTATATTGCCATTTCACGCACTCCCCGCTGTGTCCGCCTGAGGTCATCACTCCCCGGCTGGTTGTTTTATTATATCATCATCATTCTACCACATATGGTATCTATAGTACAGTAGAATGCGCTTGATATTGCGTTTATTTTATGATAACCTATGCTTGCCGGCTGGGATTCATCAACCCCTTGCGCTTTCCCCGAAAGCGAGCCCGCACAGAAGCCGGAGGCAATACCGGCTTCTGCTTTTTGCTGGTTTAAGAAGGTTTAAGGGTTATTTTATGGGGTGACATTTTGCCTGCGCATATGCACTTTTCGTCATCCGCTCTTTTAGTGTCTTTCTTTTCTATTTTTCTTGCCGTTTCTTCCTATAACTATAGTCTAATCTATATATATTACTATATATTACATATACTACTATACTTGTTAGATTATACTAATGGGCAGCTTTGCTTTCGGTCGTACAGCTTGAAATAATGGTATACCGTGTTACCGCGCGGCTTGTCCGGGTGGACGCAGCCTTTCGTGAACCCTAATATCTCCTTACCTATGCCCACATAAAAGCGGCTTACGTTTGCCGTCAGCCGCCTCTTCACGACTGACATTATATCACACAACAATGTATATTTTTGTATACAACTTTTTATCAGCCTAAGTTTTTTACTTTTTTTCCAAATGCTGCTTTATAGCTGTTAATGCGCTTGGATGCAAACGCTGGACTACGTTGAAGTAGCCATTGCCGACATCAACAGCTATTTGCTCCCATTTTTTGAACAAGATATATCGGTTAATCAGAATGACCCGTAGCACCGCGTCTTCCACTTCGTTAATCGCAAGCAGTATCTCGTTAAGGAGCAAGTCGAGCTCCACTATGCGGCTGTCAAGCTCAACTCCGCACAGCAGCAGATCCATCAGCGCATTATCGCCCCTGCCTTTTCTGCCGCCTGATATGCGCTCCGATATGCCCGCCTGAATCATGGCCGCCCTGTCCTCTGCGGCTTTCTTCGCTTCTTTGAGCGCTTCCACTTCGCGCATAACGCCGCGCCCTCGGTTGAGCCACGCTTTAGCGTCCAAATCCCAGGTTGGGCAGTCGTAAGAGTTTCTGTCCGCGAAGTTGCAACTACGTACGTTGCGGCATACCATGCAATCCTTTTTAACCTGTACGCTCATTGCTGCACCTCCGCTTCCCAGTATCCGCAGCAATAGCCCGCGTCCACATAGTCCGCGCATTTCTCCGACTTATCGCACACGCATATAATATCGCCGGGGAACAGTCCGTTTATCGCGTCGTTCGCGCCTCCCCATCTGCAAGACTTACATGATTTTTCCATTGACACAGCACCGCCTTATCGTTTAGAATAGTGTTGACTAAACCGCAGTTCCAAACTTCCGGCAATCCGCGCCTTGCAGGGCGCGTTTTGCTGT